GCCTTTCAGCCACGTCAGGTCAAGTCCGGCTTTTTTCCGCGGAGGGAAGAGGCCCGCGCCCAGGTAGGGAGACTGGGCGGCGGATACTTCTGCCCAGTTAGCGGCTATGGCATCGGCGGTAAAAAATTCTTTCAGATTCATACAGGTACCTCCATAGAATTAAGAATTGCTGACATCGGACGCGCCCACATTTTCCCGGAAGACGATATTGGGCAGGATTTCGCTCATTGTCTGGGCATCGGCCTGTGCGCCGTTGGCGCGGCACTTGGACCAGTCCACCACGCCATGCACCAGCATCGCGGCGTTGGGATTAACGCCGGGGTCCGCATCATAGAGGAGGATACCGGCGGCGCCAGTCCCGGCGGGCACAGGGGTCCCATCGTTTTTGATGGGCATACCGGCTCTGACAGCGGTACTGCCGGCCACCGCCACCGGTACGGCCAGGAAGTGGTCCGAGGCCAGGATTTCGCATCGTTTCCCCACGGGAGTATTTTTGAGTTTCATGCAATAATCTCCTTATAAAAAGTTTTTCAAAATCTCGCCGGATGACCGCATCGCGGCGGCTCTCTCCGCGCCCATAGCTCTAGCCTGGGCGACATGGTCTGCGGGTCTGCCGGCCAGACCGGCGGGAGCGACGAACCTGGGTAAACGTCTTTCCGAATCGAACGCGCCCGGGTCAGCCTCTCTCTGGGCCTGGACGAACGCCTCCAGCCCTTCCAGCCTTCCTTCTTTCAGCTCCAGGTTTTCGGCCTCCAGCCTGGCGATAAAATCCCGTTCAGCGGCCTTTGAGCTGAATTTAAGGCCCAATTCGCCCACGGCGCAGCGCACTGCGCCGGCGTATTCGTTCCGGGCCAGGGCCTCTCTGGCCTCCCGGCAGCTTGTTTCAGCGGAATCCGCCCGCTGGCATTCCCGTTCTACCTCCTTTCCATGTTCCTCCAGGATTCTGCGGCTGACATTCTCATCCAGCCCCAGACTATCCAAAAATTCCCAATCCATTTCAAGCTCCTTTCTGTATATTGAGAAACAGGTAAACCTGTATACTCCGTTCACATCACCGCGTCCTTGGCGGTCTGCTCATCCTCGCCGAACCATTTCATCCGGAACTCCCAATTTCGCAGCAGTCCCTTTTCCACCAATTCAGCGTCCAGGCTTTTGTCCAGCCGCCGCACATCGGGGTCGTCCAGCACGCCGTCGCCCCAGGAGAACTTAGCGGCGTAATCCCCTTCCGGGGCCAGTCCGGCCAGATCGCACCAGGCGTCCATGGCAAGCAGCAGGTCTTCCAGCGTAGACTGGAAAGCCTTCTGGATACCGCGCACGGCCACATACTGCCTGTGTTTTGCGGCGAGGACTTCTGTAGCGGTTTTCTCCACGCTCTGGGGGTCTGAGATAGTCCCGTAGGCCAGGCCCACCTGGAATTCGATTCTCTGTAAAATTCTCTGGAAGCCCCCGTAGAGGGGAGCGTCCCGGAACTCAGGACTGAACACATCGAAAAAGTTTCCGTCTTTGGAGAAGGGACCGACCACAAAGATTTCGTCGTTGAACTGTCCCGCATCCACGCCGTCCACATAGATTCTTCTTTTCCCGCTCTCGTACTCCCAACGAATCATTCTCCACTGCTCGTCGGCCTGCCGGATCAATTCAGCCGCTGCGCCGGCGTATACCGACGCGCCCAGTCTGGAGCCCGGCTCTTCGGCATTAGCTTCCGGCGGCTTAAAGCAGGCGAACAGGGGGCCTTGCAATCCCTGAATCACGGTTTCCGGCGCCAGCCCGGCCCATTCCGGCACGCACTCCAGTGGAGCTGGCTGTCCTGGGAAGCCGTCCGGCGAGCAGTAAAAGGCTTTGTTTCGGATCACGTACATTCCATCGCGGTCTGGAGGGAAGTCGTGGAATTCCAGGCGTACGAACCACTGTTTACCCTCCTGAACCGGCGCGGAGCGGAACGCGCCGCCTATAGCTCTGCCCTCTCCGTCGAACCTGGTTGGTGTAAAATCGGACACATCCACCAGCAGCCGTCCGTTTTCGAGGCAGGGTTTCAGAGCGATTCCCCCCAGACACAGGCCCAATTCCAGGCACCGGAGGAAATTTTTTTCAGCGGCCAGCATCTGCCGGTTCAGGAAGGCGGCTCTTTCGCCGCCGGACAGGGACAATCGAAATTCGGTGAGCGTCTGTCTGGCCAGCTCCCGTCCGACCGCGCCCGGCAAACCCAGGGGCCGCACCTCGCAGTTCTCCCAGGGCGGGTGATTGACGTACATATCCCACCACAGCCTCCGGTTTTTTGCGTCCAGCGGGGAGGCGGCCGCCGCCGCGCCGAACTCTCTCTCCAGGATTTCCCCGGCGAGCCTGTCCCGCCCGCCGAAGAAACCTCTAGCCCAATTAATCAAACCCATCTGCAACTCCTTTTCAGCAAGTATAGTCAATTCATTCTGTTCATTCCGCCGTACTGGACTGGGGGTGCGGATTTATGCAGCCGCCGGAATCTGACCATCACGGTAGCGGCGAAATAGCGCATCTGGTCCATTGCGTGGTCGAACTCTTTGATGACAGCGTCTTCGGGAGCGTCCACATCCCAGCGGTAGGACTGGAACTCCTCCAGGGTTCCCCGGCAACTGCGGTGGAAGAGGAGCGCGTTTTCCTGCAGGAGCGCGCCGGTCAGACGGATACCGTCCAGGACTCTGTTGTCGGCGTCCCATACGGCGAACCTGCCATACCGGCGGACCGTCTCCTTAAAGCTGGCGGCGGAGGGGTCCACGATCATCCTTTCCACCTGCACGCCGGCGGCCAACGCTTCGATTTCCCTGTAATGTTCCTCATCGGTTCTGCGCCGTCCGGATTTTCTGCTGTCGTAGTAGTATTCCCTCATCATCCAGGCCCGGTCCTTCCACACGCACCATAGACCCGCTGCGGTAGGGTTCACGGTACCGTAGTCCACCGCGATATACCACCTGCCCATCCGTCTGGCCTCATCCGGCAGCTGGTCCACCACAAGGCGGTCCAGCTGTTCCTGTACCATGGGGTAGACAAGCCCCTCGGCGGCGGTCCACCGGCCCAGGATATAGCGGTCATAGAACACGGACCCGGCGTACTCCTTTTTGAGGCTTTCCCGGAAGGACACGGGGAGGAAGGGATTGTCGTCGATGGTATAGGTCTGGCAGAAGATATCCGCGCCGCTGTCCAGGAACTGCTTCAGCCAGTGGCCTGGATGTTGAGGGTTAAAGGTGCCGTCGAAGCAGGAGTATTCCCTGTCCAAGCGGCTTTTGAGCAGCTGGAAGACCTCGCCGGCCCAGTCTGCGACCTCGTCGCCGTAGCAGTATTTAATGGAAGCGCCCCGAATTTTCGCCACCTGGGAGGCCATCCCTGCGCCCAGGGCATAGCACTTTTCGCCGAAGAGGTATACGGTGTTGCTGCCGTCGATGCGGCCCACCAGGTCCTCGCCATAGACGCATCGCATCGGCTCCAGTACATTTCGTTCCACAGTGGCCTTGGTCACGCCCAGGATGACCACCAGGCCGTCTTTTCCGGCTCTCTCCCGGATTCTCATAGGGATTGTCCACCGGTAATCGAGGAAGGTTTTACCGCTTCTGGTTGCGCCGCCCTTAAAATTCCAGCGCCGGCGGGCGCACCGGACGAACTCACTCTGTTTCCTGCTCAGCTTCATGTTTGAAGTCTCCCAGCATCTCGTCCAGCTTCAGCAGGGACAGCTTACCGGCATCGGGTTTATCCTGCCATTTCTCCGGCATTCTGTTTTTCAGCCAAAAGATCTGGGCGGACAGATCTGCGGGCACATGGACCTGATCCACGCCCTGGGCCAGCTCTTCGAACTCGCACACTTTTTTACCGTCCTCATACTCGACCCGTCTCAGCTTATAGGACTTAGCCACATCGACGGTATACCCGGTAGCTTTTTTGAGCAAAGCGTTTTCGATCTTGGAATCGGCCCTGCTGGCTGCGGTTTTTTCACTCGCCATCATCATCGCTCCTTTCCGCCAGGCACTGCGCGTGGCAGACCTGACCATTTGAAAAACCGGTTTCTTCCTCCGAACCGATTTCATAGCAGCACAGGGCGCACACGACGCCGCTCTCCGGAGCAGGACGGAAACCGCCGCCCGGCTCATAGCGGTCATAGCGTGGGATCACTCTCAAAGAACTCGCTCCTCTCTGCTTGGTGATTGACTATGTGAGTATTATAACTCGCTCCACATACTTTGTCAAGAGTTTTTTTGAAAAAAGATTGACGATGTGAGTTAAGGAGGTTATAATACATATGAAAGGAGGAATGAACCATGGAGCAAAGGATAAAAACCATACGCAAGAGCAACAATTTAACGCAGACGGAGTTTGGCAAACGCATTGGCGTAAAGGGCAACACCGTCACCAACTACGAGACGGGCCTGCGGATACCGTCGGAGGCAGTCATTCTGGCGATCTGCCGGGAATTCGACGTATCGGAGAGATGGCTGCGGACGGGCGAGGGGGTCATGCTGGTGGAGCGTAGCGCGGACGAGAAGCTCGCCGCGTTTCTGGGAGATGTCCTCAGCCGCGGCCCGGAGGATTTCCGGCGGCGTTGTCTGGAGACGCTGTCCCGACTGAAGCCGGAGGAGTGGTATGTGCTGGAGCATATGATTGAGAAAACCGGCAGCAAAAAGGGCAGCAAAAAAACCGGCCCCAAGGGGGCCGGCTGAGGTGCAGACATAGTGGGAGTGGAATGAGGACCGTGTCTGCATGCTGGGGCGGGTTATTGCACGATATGTAGGACGAACTGATAGACTGTGCGGATTCTCCGCACGTCTGTCGTCTGGAGGGCATTGACAATGCAGCCGATTAAGAACTGCATTTCCTCCTGAACCGAATCCTGATGATCCAAAACCAAATCGCTCCTTTCCTCATTCACATCCTTGGTACGGCATTATTATAATACAATCGTTCTATTAAGTCAATATGTAATTTTAGAGATTTTGCGTGTAAAATTTCAGCAAAACTAAACAAACCGGCAGAGAGGGGGGAGACAGCATGAAGGGCAGCGAGGCAAGGAACCGGCGTATTGTAGTTATCGTAGTGATTGCGCTGCTGGTAGTGGCAGCGGAAGCGGGCGCGCTGTACAAGATGGTCAGCATGATACTGCGAGGGGAGAGCCCCCGGCAGGTGCAGGCGCAGAGCAGCGCGGAGCGGTTGGACTTAACCGGCGAGTGGGTGCAGACGAACAGCCCTTCGGAGCAAAGCTACCAGGCTGTCCGCATAGCCGGCGAGACAATTGACATCTACTGGATATCGGAAGCAGAGGGCATTTATATGCTCTACTGGTCTGGGACCTTCCGCGCGCCCGACACCAAGAAGGACGTTTACAGCTGGCTCTCGGAGAACGACACGGAGCGGACATCCACATCCCGCCGGGGCTCACAGGAAACGGAGAAGGAATTTCGCTATGAGGGCGGGGTTCTGACCTATCCGACAGCGGACGGCGAGGTCACGGCAGAGCGGCGGGAGTGGGGCCACGCGGCAGCGGCGGCGGCATCCGCGCCGGTATCCCAGGGGGAGCGGCTGGAGGGAGCCGGAGACCTTGGAGACTATCATATAGAGATCAACGGTGCGGAGCTGGTCCGGGACAGCGCGGGAAATCCCTCGGTGATTGTCACTTATACGTGGACGAACAACAGCGAGGCGACGGCCAGCGCGATGGTGATGCTGCTGGACCGGGCCAGCCAGGGAGAGACGCGGCTGGAGGCGGCACAGATGGGGCGGCGGCCTGGGTATGACGTCCGCTCTGTCTCCCGGAACGTACCTCCCGGCGGGACGGCCTCGGTACAGCGGGCGTACCGGCTGGCGGAAGAGGGAGGCGCATTGACCTTTGCGGTCACGGAGTTTCTGGACCAGGACGGGACCGCAGTGGTAAAAGAATTTGAGCTGCAATAGACAGGAGGAGGAAGCAATGCGAAGCATATGGAGGCGCACGCTGGCGGCGGCGGTGTTGACCGGGGCGGTTCTGACGGCCACGGGGGCCGCGCCGGCGGCTGATCCGTATCTCACCACCACATCGGTGAATGTCCGCACGGCCCCGGCCAGCGGCGCGGCGGTTCACAGTGTTCTGCCGGCTCTGACAGACGTAGCGGTGGCAGGGACGTCGGGCGGCTGGAGTCAAATCAAGCTGGACGGCGGCACATATTATATATACAGCAAGTATCTCCGCCAGCGGGCGCAGCCCAACGGCTGCCGGGTTGTGATTGACCCCGGACACCAGGCGAAGGGCAACGCGGCCAAGGAGCCGGTAGGTCCCGGAGCGCAGGAGCAGAAGGCGAAGGTAGCCAGCGGCGCCAGCGGGAAGGCCAGCGGGCTGAAGGAATACGAGCTGACGCTGCAGGTTTCCCAGAAGCTGCAGGCGGAGCTGACAGCCCGCGGCTACGAGGTTCTGATGACCCGCACGACCCATGAGGTAGACATCAGCAATGCGGAGCGGGCGCAGCAGGCCAACGAGGCGCAGGCGGACGCATTTATCCGGATTCATGCCAACGGCTCGGAGAATGCGTCGGTAAACGGCGCACTGACCATCTGCCAGACCTCGTCCAATCCGTATAATGGGGAATTGTACGCCCAGAGCAAGGATTTATCCACGAAGGTCCTGGACGGTCTGACAGCGGCCACGGGCTGCAAGCGGCAGCATGTGTGGGAGACGGACACCATGAGCGGGATCAACTGGTGTACGGTTCCTGTAACAATTGTTGAGATGGGCTACATGACGAACCCGACGGAGGACCGGCTCATGGCGTCGGAGTATTATCAGTACCAGATTGCGGAGGGGATAGCCGACGGGGTAGATGCGTTTCTGAACCAGGGTACCGAAGCAGGCTGAGGCCAGGGGAGGCTGATGGCCTCCCGTGTGAGGAAGGGAGGAAGCGTCATGACGAAAGCGGAGTTAAAGAAGTTGATCCAGACTGCCTCTGGAGAGATACCGGCGGAAACGGTAATCCGGAACTGCCGTGTGCTGGACGTTTTCACGGGAGATTTCACAGAGGGGGACATTGCGCTTGTCGGAGGACAGATTGCGGGTGTAGGCGCGTACCGGGGTGAGGATGAGATTGACGGCGGAGGCCGCTGGGCGGTTCCCGGCCTGATTGACAGCCATATTCATATAGAATCGTCCTATCTCAGTCCGGAGGAGCTGGGGCGGATGGTGGTTCCCCACGGCAGCACGACCGTGATAGCGGATCCCCATGAGATTGTGAATGTGTGCGGCATAGCGGGGCTGGACTACATGATGTCCGCGGCGGAGCGGACTGCGCTGGACATATTGTTCATGCTGCCCTCCTGCGTACCGGCGACGGCGTTTGAGCATTCCGGCGCAGAGATGAAGGCGGCGGCGATGGCGGAGCCGCTGCAGCGTAAGAAGGTATTGGGGCTTGGCGAGTTCATGAACTTTCCCGGCCTGCTGTCTGGGGACAGCGATGTCTTGGACAAATTACTGCTGGCCAAAGCGGCGGGCAAGCTGATCGACGGCCACTCGCCGGGTCTGACGGGGTATGGGCTGAACGGCTACGCGGCGGCAGGCATATCGGGGGACCACGAGTGCGGCACGGTAGCGGCGATGGCGGAGCGGCTGTCGCTGGGCATGTACGTATTGCTGCGGCAGGGGTCGGCGTGTCATGACCTGCGGCGTCTGATTCCCGGCGTAACGGCGGCGAACAGCCGGCGTTGCCTGCTCTGTTCTGACGACCGCCAGCCGAAAACGATTCTCACCGAGGGGCATATAGACAGCCACCTGCGCATCTGCGTGGAGGAGGGTCTGGACGCGGTCACGGCGCTGCGGATGGCGACGCTGAATGCTGCGGAGTGCTTCCGCCTCTATGACCGCGGGGCGATTGCGCCGGGCTACCGTGCAGATATTGTACTGCTGGACGATTTGCAGGCGTTCCATGTAGACCGGGTCTGGATTCAGGGGCGGCTGGCGGCATCCGGCGGCGAATATCTGTATCCGGTGGAGCGGCAGGACATATCGCCGGTTGCGGGGAGCATCCGCATCAAGGATTTCTCTGAGGAGAAATTGAAAATGCGTCTGAAGAGCCGCCGCGTGCATGTCATAGAACTGCGGCCAGGGAGTGTGGAGACGTCGAAAGCTGTCGTTGAGGTGGAGCTGGATGAGCACGGAGAATTCGTCTGGTCCCCGGAAGCGGACGTTGTCAAGGTTGCGGTAGTAGAACGCCACCGGCAGACCGGGCAGGCCGCCTGCGGTTTTCTGAAGGGCTACGGCATCCGGGCGGGTGCGATTGCGCTTTCGGTAGCCCATGACTCCCACAATGTGATTGTCACAGGGGTCAGCGACCAGGAGATGGTATATGCGGTAGAGAAACTGCGGGAGCAGAACGGCGGCATAGCGCTGGTCAAGGACGGTACGGTACTGGAGTCGATGCCCATGCCCATAGCGGGACTGATGAGCGACCGCAGCGGGGAGTGGGTAGCGGAGCGTTTGGACCGCATTCACGCGGCGGCGCGGGAGCATCTGGGAATCAGCGGCTCTGTGGAGCCGGTGATGACGTTGTGTTTCATGTCTCTGCCGGTGATTCCGGAGATCAAGCTGACAGACATGGGGCTGTTTGACGTGACAAAATTTAAGTTTATTCCTGTAGAAGCGGAGTAAAGACGGCAAAGAAGGCAGACCCTGTGTCAATACCACGCAGGGTCTGTCCTTCTTTTGCTGCCGGCCACGACAAACGCATGGGTAAAAAAGAATGCGCAAGGCTCTATAACGAGCAGTAAAAGCGGAGGAAGAACTGATAAAAATTGCTGAAAGCATAGTAGAACAGTAGTAATTCAGTTGTTGCGTGTGAAAAGAAAAAAATTCTACCTGAGCGGATGGACGTGGGGCGCAACATCAAAAAAGGCTCCCCTGAAAGGGGAGCTGGCACGCGAAGCGTGACGGAGGGGTTGTTCTGCTTTCCGGCAGAAAAATTTTTATCAGAAGAAGAAACTACTTGTCAAAGCGAGGAAAACGTGGTATGATAACAGCAACGAGGCAAATAATAAGGCAGGACATGGGCGATTGGCCCTCACCCATGCCCCTATGCAGGAGATACCAGCTCCTACACAATAGCATTTGCTACGCCAGCTCCTATTATAACAGTCTTCCCGTCTTTTTTCAATACCTAGTGGTACATCCGGACAGAAAACAAACCATATTCCGGGCGGAATTTCCGCATGGTTTCGTTGTCGTCCTTGACGGGCGTCAGCCCGCCTGCGTCCTCCGCCTTGCCATGCGAAAATTCCACTCCGACCTCTGGTCCGCTTTCTGACCGGATGCACCACTAGGTCGCACTCACTGTGTCACAAGTCAGTCAAGGCACCGGCTACGCCTCGCCTACGGCGACCTTGACAACCTTGTGCCGCAGCGCTTTTGAGTACTCAAGAGGGGCTAGTCTCTCTTGAGCTCATGCCTAAGTTTACTTTGTGAGGGTGGCCGCTGGGCATGACCGTATGCAAATAATCTCTCCACCGACGCAATCCGAAGAGCAATTTTTACCAGGATCGCTTTATTGTGCAGAGAGAATACAAACCCAACGTACAGCAGCCTGAAATATATTGCCCCTAAAATCACCGAAATATCGACCTGATTCTGTCAGAGAATTGTGCCAATATTTTGATGCTTTTAGGGGCTTATCAGCAATCAAACAGTTGTAAGAGGTTATCTTTTTGAAACCCTGTGTGCAAGCCTAAATTTTATTGATTGCAACATCCAAGCATCGGGGAGCAATATCACTGAGTATTGATCCTTTCCCTAAGACGGACAAAATCCTGATCGTTTGGCAAGATGTTTTCAAATTCTTTTAATTCTGCCTCTGCTTTTGCTATCTGCCCATGCACAATCAAATACTCTATCCAGACTTTTTTTAAATAAATAAAACCGTTTGTATCCCCCGCTAACGCAGCCAAATTTTCTCCCATTAAATAGTAGGCCTCTTCATCTTCTGTTGCAATCTCAATATCATTTTTTATAACAAACTGTTTCCACGCCTGTTCGTAGTTTCTCTGCATCATCAGTCCGACCATTTCAGGAAGCGAAAAGGCCAATGTCATGCTGACACCCCTAAATACCGGTTCTGTCAACAGATGATGCTCCAGCCACTTTCCTTTTTCCAGCTTTTTCACCAGGCCAGGCCTGTCTCTCCGCAAATTCCAAAGAAACGAAAACACTTCATGGTCCGGCAGTAATAAGGCTGCGATTTCTGCGGAAAGCTCCGCTCCCCGCACCGATTCACACCCATTGGGGCTGCGAATCCAGCCCAGGACCATTTGCCGTATCTGGGCGGCCAGTTCCATCACCATCGGACTGGCGCTTTGAAAAATTTCCGCTGTGCCCTCCCCCACCAGCAACTCCCGAATCCATTTCATTTTTGCAAGGGCAGACATTTTTGCGTTTAGAATCACAGAAAGAGAATCCTTACATGCATTGGCGTGAACAGCGTTTATGAAATCAGTATTCTGCTTACTGACCGGCCCATAGGGCTTCAAAAAATTCAGCATCGCTCTGCGGAGAATCCGGTCACAGTTACTGCGATCAGGATTAAAAACATATGACGTGGATTTTGGCGACATATAGTACCGATGTAAGACCTTTCCCAATATCCCGGCCCGCCTGGCATCCCGGAACGCCCGCATAGTAAAAAATGTATCATTGCCGTATACCTTTGGCATTTCCGGCGATGTGGTATCCAAAACAGTATTCCTTAGCGTTTTTCCTTTGAACAGTTTCCCCCATACTGTCCGCATAAACTGATGGTATATTGGGAAAAAAGACTCAAAACGGTTTCCTTCTAATATCATAGTTTGGTGAAGCACTCGCTTCCCCAGCAGCACATTATCTTCCGCACGGACAATATCATTTCCGCAGGCGGCGATATCCAGTTGGTTCTGCTCCATAAATGCAAGCATATCCGCCAAAAAAGTCAGGGAATACTCATCGTCTGCATCCAACAGGCAGAAATAGTCCTCTTCACCAATGTTATGCGGCAAATAAATGACCTCTTTGTTGATATCCCAGACATGATTTTTCTGATTAAAAAATGGTTTCACCCGCGCATCCTGTCTTGCGTATTTCTCAACTATTTTTCGTGTTTCACCGTTGTCCGTGGAACCATTATCAATCAAATAGTATTCAAATTGCCCATATGTTTGATTCAATATACTGTCCGCTGCCCGCGCTAGAGTTTTTGAGGCATTATAGGCTGTTGTCTGAATATATATCATGAGAATCTTCCCTCCACATCTTCTTTTCGCATAAAGCAGTCGGAAACAATGCAGCAACGACTGGGGGACAGCTGCCATGCTGTAAAAAGCCGCCGCGCCGCCTGAGCCGCCCCAACAGAGCATACAACCACATGGACATCCGGATAATGGGCGATCATCTCCGGCCTTTGATATGGAAATCCGAAAACCATTCCATCCCGAAAGCTGTCAAATACCGCAATTAACTGTGCCTGGGGATAGCGGGTCTCAATATAGTTTTTCCAGTATCCCAGGTTGTTTTCGCTGATCCCCCAAAAGGCATACCTGACAGGCTTGTCCTGCCTCCAGTATTTTTGGGCATACTCGTCAAATCTCTTTCCGTTGGTGTGCGTCACAGCGTGGGAGGGCTGGTATGCATTCTCAATCCGGCGCGTCTGGAACCAATACGTCAATTCCTGCTCCATCCTGTGCAATGCAGGCTCGGAGACACTGCCCTGGAGCCGGCCGAGCGCATGCTCCACCAGCAGCCTCTTAGCCGGTTCGATATCGGGAACATCAGGGAACCAATTAATTTCGTGATAACGATCCTTCCCATAGATCGGAAGATATCTCTCAATGAAGGAAAATCTGCCGTCTATGTTGTCCTTGGCCAGAACGACCGGAATCCCCAAAGCCGTCAGCGGAAGCGCCACGTGCAGTCTTGATGTAACGGCGATCCTTGCGTTCTCCTGATAGTACCTATACCTTTCGGATACAAACGCGAACATTCCCCTGTAATCTTCAACAGCGGACGGTTCAAAATAATATTGCTGTGTGGAAAATTGGCAATTTTCTAAAAGCGTAGCCGGAATATACGGCAACAAGGCGTACGGCGCGTCCACAAAGAGTGTCTTGTCCCCCAGGCGGTCCCCACGCTTTGGCAGGATCGCCGTCATACAGCCGTTGATATAGGCGGGAATGTGGTGCGCTGTCAGCATAGTATACGTGACCTCATCCCGGCAACCGACAGGTCCATGCTCTGCCAGGTAGGAATGGTTGTATGCATCCGCCAAAAACTGGTCGATCTCCATAAACCTGTCCACTGTGGACAATGTAACCGCAAAGAAGACAGGTTTGATTTTTGGGGAAATCGCAATTTTTCCATGGGAGACAAAATCAATAATCGAGTAACAAAATGGAAAAACAACAGGTTCCCCATCGTATTCCGCTATATCCCGAAATCCCAAGCGTATAATATCGCTTTCCGGCACATTCATCAGCCGCAGCAGGCGCTCCGCCGCCATAAATTGGAGATAATCCCCAATATTCACGCTCGTTCTGCCTGTATCCTTAAAGTTTGCGTATTTCATATGAATCTTTAACATTCCCGCACGAACAGATATATCGTGTCAGTGGCATCCAGTGGGTCCGGCTCCCTTTTGGCTAACCGGAACCCACACGTATTCATGATATGCAGGATTCTCTTTTCTGTTAGATCACTGACATATCCCGATGCCCTCCTCGCGTCTTGATTCGGAAAACGGTCCTTCGTCATATAGGACAGGATGACCTTTTTCCCGCTCTTGCGGCAAGCATGCAGGAGTAGCGCCTCTGCCGTTACCAAAAATTCCAGAACGCCGTTCAATACGGACACGTCCACATCTAAATCAGGGAAGCTCCCCGTATTCAAATCGCAAACAATGGTTTCCTCAAACCGCTGCAGATAATCCACCGGAAAATAGGCTGCATCCTGAGGCAAAAACGTCTTTAAATACATCTGTCCCGCGCCATAGTCGGCCACAGAGCGGTCATCCGCATCCAGCCATTGTGAAAATAATTCAACGCTGGGCCGCATCAGGCTCCAGTCAATGCTGTCCTCCAGATCCGCCCAGACAGTATTGGAGGGAATGAAAACGGCATAGGATATGATCTGTTCTTCAGAAAATCCGTGTTCCAGCAGCAATGCCTTTATTTCGTCAAAATAGATATTTGTTGCGATGACAATATTGGCATCCTGATATTGACTGGTTACGACCTGCGGCGTAATGACAGGTTTCCCAACGGCGCGTTGTTTCTCCTGTGCATTTTTATCTGCAAAGATATAGCGGATTCCCTGTTGATCGAGCCATCGGGAAATCTCCATACCGATTGTACCCATGCCATATAGAACCAGACGCCGCCGCGTCAAAACTGTCTTTAATCCCTGCGGGTTCTCCACCCTGACCGTCATATAGCCCACACTCCTCGCTGCTCTATGGTTTTTCAAGCAAATACGCCACGTGTACCGCGTCAAAAGGATCCTGCTTGCTTGCGGCCAGCCGGAATCCTTTCGCTTCAAAGGCGCTGATCAGTTGCTTTTCCGTGTAATCATTGTTATAGTTGATGCTCCTGCGGACTTGGATATCAGGTAATCTGTCAAGGGGCACATAAGAAAGAATAATAGACTTTTCTGTGCGGGTGCATAGATGATGGATCACTGTCTCCGGATTGCGGAAGCTCATCAACATAGCCAGGCAGGAGGAGACATCCGCGCGAAACGCCGGATCCGTTCCAGAGAAGTCTGCATAGGGCACGTTTTCATGAAAGCGAATGTAGTCCGGCGCCTCATAGCGCATGCTTTGCGGCAAAAAATCTCTTAAAAAATTTTTCTCAAAGCTGTAATCCGCAACAGATTTTACAGATGGATCAATCCAGGCGGCAAAGATTTCCGCCCGCTTCCGGACATTTTCCCAGTCCACAGACGCCTCCAGCTCAGACCAGTCTACCTTCTCCGGCCAGAAGTCAATGTAGGACAAAATCCGGCTTTCATCAACCCCCATATCTATCAGCCGCGCCCGGATTTCATCCTGATAGTTGATGGATGCCGCCACGATATAGGCCTTTGGACAGACCTCCGTCAGCTGTTCCGGGTAAATAGCGGTTTGACCGCTCTCCTTCTGCCCGGCATTTTTGTCACAGAATATGTAAGAAATTCTGTTCTGACCGCACCACTCCCCTATCAGCCGTCCCACATATCCCATGCCGTATATGACAAGCGGAACGGACGATAGCTGCGCAATCAACTCGTCAGCATTCTTCGGACTCAACTGCATTTGCTTTCACCAGCTCTTTCAAAAAGGAAAAATGTCATTGTGCTATTTCCAGCAGAGTGATATTGCTCGCCTCTCAAATGAAAGCGATTGAAGGCAAATCTATCCACGATCTCTTGTTTTGTAAGATCGCTGACCATACCGGAATACCTCCGTAGGCGAATATCCGGAAAGCCTTCCAGCGTAATCGCCGTGAATAGCGATAATTTTTGGGTATGTTTGCAAATATTGTCTATCAATTCATATGGTGCGCCAGTATACATTACCATCGCAAAACAAACGGAAAGCTCCGCATAAATATCCGGATATTCTCTTTTGGCGAAATCACAGACCATGGTATGCCCGCCTCTGTCCACATAATCAATCGGATAGTACACGGCATTCTCAGGCAAGTATTTTTTTATTGGAAAGCCCTCTCCCGCACTATAATCCACGACTGTCTGGATATCATCCGGTATCCAGCCCCACGTTGATATCATCTTGCATCTTTGCCGCATACGCTCCCAATCAACAAGACCATTGACCTCCAAGTCTTGTATTGTGATTTGACTGGGCATAAAAATAAATGGCGGAAGGATTCTTTCTTTTGCTATTCCCAGCCGCAGCAAGTCTTCCGTAATTTCATTTACGTATGCAATAGAAGATATCGCAATATTTGCCGTTGGACATTCCCGCAGAATTCTTTGCAGAGGAACCACCTTCGCGGGATCATAGCGTGACAATTTATCCGTTGATTGATCCGAAATCAGATAACTGATCCTGTGTTCTGAGCACCATTCGGCAATTCTCTTTCCAGTGTCTCCCATGCCATATAGAATCAATGGTTTTGCGCTTAAAAAACGAATTAGCTCATCGGGATGATCTGGTCTAATAATCATGTCGCATCTCCTGCGTTACCGCGTTTTTCAAACAAGAAAAGCGTTATCATCGAATTGCCAGACGTGTCGCGCCGCTTATCTCTTAATACATATTCCTGACCGGCAAACATATCAATGATTTGCGCCTCTGTAAAGTCCTGACAAAATCCTAACTTTCGCCTGGTATCAATATTCGGCATTTCCTCCAAAGTTATAAACGAGAAAATGATCTGGCGGTCCGTATGCCCGCATATGTGGTCAACCAATTCCTTCGCTGGCTCAACATACATCAGAACTCCTGCGCAGACAGATAATTCAGCATGGATATTGGGAAATTCCTGCTTATTAAAGTCGCAAATAATCTTATGATCGCCTCGATCAATAAAATCAATGGGATAATAGTTTGCCGCTTCCGGCAGCAGCGCTTTGATAAATTTGTGTCCAGCGCCATAGTCCGCCACTGACTTCACATTGTTCGGAATCCAACCCCACTCCGCAATCATCTGAAATCGTTTGCGCATGAGTTCCCAATCGGCACGGCCATCATCTTCTATAGCGCGCCAATCCACTTCATCTGGCATAAAAATATATGGTTGCAAAATCCGCTCACTTTCTATGCCTAAGCGCAATAAATCTTCCATAATCTCATCCCTGTATGCAATGGATGTGATGGCAATGTTTGCGGCCGGATAACTGCGGACAATATCCTGCGGCGCAACATACACACTGCTCAAATTTTTTTGCAAATCTGCATTTTTATCCGACCACAAATAAGGAATGTCATAATCGCCGCACCATTGCGCAATACGCCGTCCCGTATCACCCATACCGTACAGGATTAGGGGCCTTGACTTCAATAATTCCGCCAATTCGCTTGGATTTTCAGGTTT